CAGCAATCTCTATAACCCAGACATGGCGCGAGGTGATTCATATCAATTACAGGGACAGCAAGGTGGAGTAGTGTTTAACGCTGGAGGAGTTGCGATTGGAAACTTTCGATGGATTCAGATTGTTAATGATACTATTTTTAGTGCGATTGCGAGTACCAATTTGACTGATGCTAGTAGCAAGTTAATTACGATTACGCATCCTGCTGGTACTGGGTTGGGTGGTGTGTTTACAGGCTTTACTGTTACTTCTGGCGTTGTCATTGCATATACTGCTTAATGTCGCAGTTTCGATCATCTGGTGGATTGGATGACTCCATTGCCCAAGATGGTGATGGTGGGTTTGCGGGTGTGAACCAGCGGTTACAACTAAATCAGTTGGAAGCTGGTGAGGTAAGGGAGAGTCTGAATGGGAGGATGGAGGGGTATTGGAAACCTCGTAAAGGAGTTGTGGCGAGGACAGGATCATTGACGAGTGGTGGTAGTCCGTTACAACTGCCGTTCTTCCTTGTTGGGACTAGTGTTCTGATTACTGCTGCTTCCGTGAGTAGTGGCGTTGTTACGTTGACTACTGCTTCCGCTCACGGCTTAACGAATGGCTCGACCTTAAGGATTGGTGGGATTATTTACACAACTGGGGCAGACCCCAATGGTGTGTTTGTTGCGACTACTGCTAGTGGTACAAGCATAACCTATCCTCTTGTTGGTGGATCTGGGACATACACAGTATCTGCTACTTCTCCAGTATCTGAAGTCATTACAGCAACGTCAAAGGTTATTGCGTCTTCTAGCCTTGCGGCTAATGAGGTAACGATTGTTGTTACTGCTGGACATGGGTTTGCGGTAGGAAGTGTTGGATATGGTTTAATTGCTGGATTAACCTTTACTGGAACTGATCCAAATGGGGTTAGATCTTTAACTTATGTCTCCGCAACAGAGATGAAGTTCTCTGTCACCGCAGCAACTACTGCTGTTTCTGGTGCTGGCACATTATCTCAAGTTCCAATCAATGATGCTGCCAACGTGAACGTAAGAGCATCCTGCTTGTTTAGCGATCCCAACTCGGAGAATGCAGAGAGTGTGGTGCTGGCGTTGGACTCCAAGGCAATCTTGGTTGAGTTGGGTGGTGAATACCCCACGCAAGACATTAAGTACCCTACTGGTAAGACTTTAGCTGGAGATACCGACATGATACAAGCGTTTGATCGCGTGTTTCTATTCCGTGATGGGGCGCAAGCATTTGAGTGGTTTCCTAATGGCCGTCAAATTGAAAGTGCTAGTTCTAGCGCATTTACTGTGACAATGCGGGTAAAGGATCATGGTTTGACTGTGGGAGATAGCATTGTCATTACTGGATTAACTGGAGGCACACCAGCTAACGGAACATTTGCAGTTGTATCTATTACGGATAAAGATGTCTTCACATATACCTTTACTACGTCACAGACACAAACATTTGTAGTTACTGCTGGCGTAATAAAGGCAGGATTTACACTTGTTTCTGGAGGTGCTTACACTCAACCTCAAATATTTACTACTGTTGGAAACAATGGTTCAGTAACTAATGGAGTTGTAAGCCTTACAGTTACTGGCAACACAACTATTTTTGCGGGAGATACGATTGTTGTATATGAGACAACTGTTCCAGAGTTTAGTGCTATTTCTGGAGAGTCATTTGAGGTGTTGAGTGCCACAACTACAAATATTTCATTTATTGCTCCAGTTGCAAACTTGGGAAGCCTTGGAGGTGGATTACAGATCGAGTTTGGTGGTAGGTTCAGCGTAGGCGGTGGTTTTATTCATCAACCAGCCCCACCATGGGGAGTTTACTTTCAGCGTAGGCTATGGGTTCCGTTTTACTATGATCCTGCTGGAACGTTTAGCTCGCCAACCTACACAGATAGGAAGATTACTGATGAGATAGCTGTTTCGGACATTTTAGATAGCGATACGTTTGACCAGATTGCCAATCAGTTTCGTATTACTGGTGGATCGGCAGATTACCTTGTGGCAATGCATGGATTTTATGACGATAAGCTCATTATCCTTAACCGCAATAGCTTGCATTTGATAAGTGGGACGAACGGTAGCTTGGCTGATACCCAAGTTATCCAGCTAACCAACGAGGTTGGATGCTTGGCCAAGAAAAGCGTTGTGATGAAGGGTAACGCTATGTTCTTTTTGTCAGATGAAGGTGTTTATGCCGTTGAGTTCCCAAATGATTACAACCTTCGGGGCGCAGATGAGCCTATTTCTAAGAATATTCAACCATACATTGATAGGGTCAACAAAAATCTAGCTGCTGATGCGGTTGGAGTGTTGTTCAATAACCGATATTACCTTGCTGTGGCGTTGGATTCTATTGCTGGAGCCAATGATGCCCTTGGAAACAACACGATTTTGATATTCAACTTTCTAAATAAGGCTTGGGAGTCGATTGATACCTTTGGAGCCAATGATTTTGTTATTAAGAACTTGATTATTGGTAGTGCTGCTGAGAGAAACAACCTTTATGCGGTGACTTCGCTTGGTGGATTGCATGAATTGGAGGCAATCGAGACTTCCAATGATAGTCTTCTATCGGCTGGAGTGACCACTAGCTTTAGTATTAACTCTTCCTTGACTACTAGAGGATACGCTTTGGGAAATCTTGATCGTAAACGCTTTACTGACGGACAAGTCACCATGCAATGTATTGGTGGTGGCCTTGGTGAGTATAACATTTCCTTTGCGGCAGAAGATCCAGATAATAACCAACCTATTGGCACAACAACTGACTTCCTTGCAGGCATTGTTCTTGGAACTGGCTCCTCGCCCGAAGACGAGACAGGTAATATTCGGTTTCGCCTTGGTGGTATTAGAGGTTATGTTGGAACGCTTACCTTGACACGAACAATCGGCTCACCTAAAGTAACCTCTATCAAGGTTACTGGATCAGTAACAAATAGACAAATCATTTCCCAAACATAATATGGCAGGAGTCGTAGAAACAACCAATACATTTGCAACAAACGATGTTATTACTAGCACATTGTTGAATAATATCATTGATCAGACGCTATTTACAAGCGATGCGCTTTCTGGAGGCACACTTGCGTTGACTTCTGGGAAAATGAAGGTAGCAACAAGCGGTATTACCTCAAATGAGATGGCAGTTAATGCTGTTACGGCTAATGCAATTGCGGCAGATGCGGTGACTACTGTAAAAATTCTTGATGGTAATGTCACAACGGCAAAGATTCTTGACGCAAACGTGACTACGGCAAAGATTCTTGATTCAAACGTAACAACAGCAAAAATTGCTAACGCTAACATTACCGCAGCAAAACTTGATGGCGCACAACCAGCTGGCCCTCCAATCTATGGTGCAAGGGCATGGGCTTGCTTTCAATCTAATGGAACTATTGTAAGCACTGGAGGGAACGTGGGTTCAATAACAAATCCAAGTACTGGTCAATACTCTGTAACATTTACAACTGCAATGCCAAATGTAAATTACGCTATACTAATAAATGCTGGCGGAACGATTGCAAATGAAGGCGTGTATTATGCAAGTGTTACATCAAGAACAACAAGTGGATTTTATTTTGTAGTTACTAGAGCTACTAATGGCACATCCTCTGGTGACTTAGTAAATATGACCACTAATGGAAGTTTAGTTGTTTTTGGGTAAATGAATGAATGAGTATCTTGCAAAAACAATCCAAATTTACGAGCAGCATGAGATTGATTTTCATGGTCTGCTTAATTGGCATTTATGCCATGGGGTTGTCATTTCTCATTTCGATGGTTTCGCTATGGGATTCTATTGTCGCAAAGAAGATCCGACATCTGCTGTCCAATTTTATCATTCAGATACATTATTTGTCACAATGTGTTGTGGCGATATGCAAAAATGCTTGGAGTCGTTCAAATATGACTTTGAGTTCATTACTTTTCAACGATCATTCAAAAACTCTCCAAGGATAAGGACTTATCCTATGGAAACATTCTTCAAAAAACTTAAATAATACGATTATGGGCGGCGGATCAACAAGCGTTAAAGCACCAACTCCAAATTACGGAGCCGATATCAGCACTTTGCTTAGTGCGTTTCAACAAACAATGCCATCGACACTTGGCTTTGAGAAACAATATCGCCCAGAGTTTGGTGGATTGAATCTTGGAGATATCCAGACAATGCTTCAAGGACAAGGTAGTCAACAAGGGTTGCAAGAACTTGGAAGTGGAGCGTATCAAGCTGGTATTTCGCAACAACTTGCGGCCCAACAACAACAACTTGCTGGTCAACAGGGACAACTCCAAGGATTGCGTCAACTACAAGCTGGGCTATCTCCAGAAGCAGCAATGGCTACGCAGCAAGCCTCTGATGCCGCTAGGACGGCTTACGCATCATCTTTGGGAGTCACACCGCAAGAACAGCGTATGGCCCAGCAAACAGCGCGTGAGGCAGCACAATCGAGCGGTCGTCTTGGGGGCAATGCAGGGATTGCAGGTGAAATCCTTAATCGTGAAGACATCCTTGCTCGCAAACGTGCAGAAGCTGCACAAGCAGGACAACAAGCATTCCAACTTGGTCAATCATTCTATCAACAACCTGGACTTCAAGCACTTTATTCTACCCCTGCTGGGATGCAGATTGGTCAAAACTACCTAAGTGCTGGACTTGGAGCAATCGGACAAGCAACGCCACAACTCTTTGATGTTGGACAAGCACTTAACCTTGGTGCTGCACAACGATCAAATGTGCTTCAAGCACG